GGGTCTTAACATGTACGACAACATGACATCTATGAGCTATAATGAAAAAGAAGATATTGCTGATCAAATATTTGGAGATAATTTTTCAAAGAAAAAAGAATTCTTAAGATATATTAATATGCCTAAAGAAGATCATAAGATAAAATATGCTACTCATGAGCAACGAGGTAAATTAAAAATTAGTGGTTATGAACAGAACATAGCTACAGATATTATGTTAAAGAAACATCTTGGTGAGTTGGTAGCTAAACATACTTACCTTGATAAAGCTATGGCTAGCTACCCTAAAGAGTTACAATCATTCTTATTAGATCTTTCATTTAACATGGGTTCCAGTTGGATGAAGAAGTTTAAAAAATTTGAAGGTCATTTAAAAAGTTGGTCATCAAATCCTAATAAAACTGATGCTCAAGGTATGATAAATGAGTTTAAGAATAGTGAACATTTCAAGAAAACTTATGCCGATAAAGATAACAATCGCACTAAAGATAATCTTGAGAAACTAGAGACACTTACTAAAGGAAAAGGATAGGTATGTCAGAGCAAGACACAGGTTTTGAAACAAGAAGAATACAAAGAACCGATAGGCCAGCTTCTACTCCTTTAGTTGATACTTTAGCAGAGTATGATAATGAACTGAACTCTGAATATGATTTCATATCTAACCCTTATAAAAAATGGAGGGCAAAACGAAGTCAAGTCCAAAGAGATTTATCTGAAAGTAAGCCGGACTATAGCCAAGAAGAATTAAATAAAGTCTATGGTCTTATGAACCTAGACGAAAGTAATAATCCAGGAGACTTTAATAGAGATGACACAATTTTAGGAAGTGCTAGTAGAGCAGTTGAGCAGTCTGTTAACGTGATGGGTGGCATTGCTGATGTAGCACAAATGAAATATAAACGTGCTACTGGGGATATAGAAGGGGTGATGGCTGAGCAGAAGGAGATAGATAATGCCAACATGGAAAACTCTATAATCCAAAACTTCCAAAACCAATCTACTTATGGGCAGAATGTTGTATCGCAATTTCTTTTTGATGTTACTGCAGTAGTACCCCAGTTAGGGCCACAACTGCTTCTGTCTGCAGGAGTAGCAGCAGTAGCGACACCTGCACTTGCAGCCTTAAGTGTGCCGACTGTGCTTGCAAGCTTACTTGCTGGTGGAGTATCAATTGCTTTAGTTGAGATGGGATTTAGTTATCTGGATGTAGTTAGTGATCCAGAAGTTCGTAAGAAAATGGAAGAAGCATTAGGAGAAGGCGAGAAATTAAATGATGCTACTGAAAAAGAAATACAGATTAAAGTACAAGAACTTTTAATGGATGAGGCAGATACCAGTGCTGCTAAAGTTGGTATTGCTAGTTTTATGAACCCTGTAAACTGGTTCCCAGTTCCTGGGAAGTTCTCTGCGTTAATGAAAGCTGGATCAGGTAAGGTAGCAACAGCAGGTAGAGCTGCAAGAAACGCTGCTGCTCGTGAAGCTCTTCAGGAAAGCTCTGCATCAGTAATCTCTCAAGAGTTTTCAAATGAAGCTAAGACGAAAGCCATGGAGAGTGCAGGTGTTAATGATATCCCTGAATATGAAACAAGTATTTCGGGTGCAATCTATGAAGGGTTAGTTGGTGGTACTGTAGGTATGTTTGGGGGTTTCGGTAGAGGGATAAAAACATATAGTGATTATAGTTCTGGCAAGGCAAATATTATTGAGGATGGTTATAACAAAGGGAAGTTAGATTACAAGAAACCAGGAGATCTTGACTTTATTCCAAAGGGGCCGTTGCAGTTTACTACACGAAGAGTAGTAGATAAGAAAGATCCTGCAACTTTTGTTGCTTGGCGCAAAAATATTACAGATCCTCGAGAAGCAAATATTATAGATGAAGAATTGTCTCTCCTTCGATCAGGTGATTCTTTAATGGGTGAGTTTAACAGCAAAGAAAAGTTAGCTGAACGTAAGGAGACTGCATCTATTTATCAAGAAGCACTAGATAACTATGTCACACCAGAAGAAACTACAGGGGACGCTACTGAAGAAGGCAGCATAGGATCTACGATTAAGGATCGTGAAGTCAAAGTTATTTATGAAATGATCTCTAATAACCCGGAGGCTGAACGAACTCAAATAGAGAACATTAATTTAGAAGTAATAAATGCTAACCCAGATTTATCTTTAAAAGAAATAAACAATATTGTTAATAAAATAAACAGTGACAGGAACAAAACTTCAGGAACTAGTAACGATACTGTAGAAACTGTAGATGAAACTGAAACAATAAGATCTGAAAGTGCTAGCAAAAAGTCTTATGTTAATGTTGTTGTTCATAAAAGTAGTGGTGCTCTTGTAAAAAGTATTTTAAATATACCGGAAGGTCAAAGGAATAAACGAGCACAAAGGTTACTAGTACTTGCTCAAGAAAATCCAGAGTTAACATACGGAGAAATAGACAAGCAGATTAAGATAGAAGAGAAACAAGAACGAGATTATTTAGAAACACCTCCAGTTAAAGCTAAGCCTAGAGTCAAGAAGACACCAATCAATGCGGAAGCAGAGCTTGCTACTGAAAATGAGATAGAACAGGTAGCAACAGAGGGGAAGGAAGTTATTACTGTTTATCTTCCAAATGGTAAGCCTATTGAGGTTGAGGTTTTTGCTAGGAGTGAGGCAGGTACTGTTAAAATTATAGATCCAGACACAGGTAAACAAGTATTATTAGGTGGGAAATATGATACTACTGATCCTAAAGATAATAACTTTATATTAGAAACAGCAAATTGGGGGGAGGGGTCACAAACTGTATCATCATTAAGTGATGAACAAATAAACGAGGGGATAGAACAACAAGACCGTCGTATTAAGGCAGCTCAAGAAGAAAAACAGCCATCCACCATACCATCATATATACGTAACCGGAACGCACTTATACTAGAGAAGAAGCGGAGGGCAGGTACATCTGTTAATACAGAAGCGTCTCAGACTCCTACATCCACCGCTAATGTAAGCGAAGGTATTCTTAATAAAGAAAAATCAGTATCAGATATACAGAGAGTTCTCAAACAGTATTCTGAAGGAAAGGGAGCTGAGTATAAGACTAAAGAAGTAAGAGGGATGATCTTACAGGATATTGCAAAGCTTGCTAAAGATAAGAAGTTAAAAGATAACGGAGAAGGAAGAGATATAAGGAAGAAGCCGGGTAAAAAAGAAAGTGAATATGATATTGATTCTCAAACCCGTGCAGGTATAGTCGCCCGTATATCTAAGAAACTTAATCTTACTCCACCAGTAGTTGAGTCTGTTGCTGAACCAACTACATTTACTGGCTCTGATACAGCTATAAATATACCAGTAGAAGAAGTAATAATTGATCCATCTATTTACAGAGAGAACCCTAATCTTAAACATTATGATAAAAATAATAACGAACTACCACAAACAATAGACGATGAAAATGTTTCACAGTTTATTAACCAAACTGTATTAATAGAAAGACCAAACTCTAGTGGCAAGCTTACATATACAATAAAAGAAGGTGGCCCTGATGCTCAAACTAAAATAGATAGAGTGAAAGCTGGGCTTCAACCAGGGACAGGGTTTAAAGCAAGGCCAGAAACTAGCCTTAGTCTAATTAAGTTTGCAGGCATAATAGATGGCAAGATTATATTCTATGATCACTATGCTCCGAGAGAACAAGATCTAACTACACCTAATATTCTTGTTCCGAAAAAAGAAATTAATCAGGGTACAGCAGAGAATGCGTTAAGGCATCTTCAAACTGGGCAACCAAAATCTTATATTAATGTTAAGGAAGGTAAGGGTAAGACCAATCAAGCTAGCAGTTCTTTTGAAACAGTCACTAATATTATTGAGCGTCAAGAAAGTAAAGACTCTACAGAGATACTAGCTTTAGAAAAGACTCGTTCTGTTGTTGAAAGAAAGTACGACACACTGAATGAAAAAATTAAAAAGCAAGAAGAAGTGGAGAAACAAGTAGATTCAAAGTCACCTGACTTTTTTAAAAAAGAAAGAGACGCACTACAGGCTGAGAAGAAAGCACTTGCTAAGAAAAGACCAAAAGCTAAGGCTGAGAAAGACTCAAGGCTGGAAAGAATTGCGGTTATTAGTAAAAGTTTAAATGAACTAGATAAGAGTAAGAAGAAAAAGATAGCGTCACATAAAAAAGCAATAGGTGCTAATCCTATAGAAAAAAAGAAATTAAAAAAATTGAATCAAGAAATAATAAAGTTAAGTGATAAGATTAATTCTTTAAAAGTAACTGCCCTTCCTTCTCAAGGAGAGACTACAGTTAGACAGGGTGTTGCACCTGTTGGTGATCGCCTTCCTATTAATGACCAAGGCAAGAGCCAAAGAACTGTTAATAAAAAGATAAAGAATATTAAGGAAGCTTATAAAAAGAATAACAACAAGTACCCTAATGATTTTGTAGAAGAGACATTAGACTCTATCGAAAAGACATGGCCTGAGAGAATAAATTTTCAAAGGGATTCTGTAGCAGTTGAGGATACAGCTATAAATGTATCGTTAGATATGGACATTAATGAAGATGAATTAATAAGTGTGCTTTATTCAAATGGTTATGACCTTATTAGAATGGCGCATGATTTTAAATCAGGTACTAAAAATATAACGATTGATATTAACGAGCCTGTAAGCACTAACAATATTCAGTTTACCGAACCACTTATCGACCCAAATACTGGTGAAGATGTACAAGCTAGAGCAAGAGAAGAGTCTAAAGAATACTCAGAAGGACTAGCAGATAGTATAACCAGAAACAACTCACCTGCTAACGAACTAGAACCGCAGTTAGGCATGGTAGCTGAGAGTAATAGACTACAAGCCAAGCTGGAAGAGAAAAGAAACGAACCTTTAACTGTTATTGAAGATGATGTACTTGCACCTCAGATGAGAGAGGCAGCAGCTAAAGCATTATCAAAGTTGAGTACTGGTTTGAATAAAGGAATGTTCAGTAAGAAGAATAAGAACTTAAATAAGATACAAAATACTAGCAAGGCAATAGATCAATTAAGATCCAAACTTCCTGAAGAAGGCAGAGGATTTAGTGACGAGGAGCTTTCGTATCATTTATGGAGTAATGAAGGTAAGGCAGGCTTCCCAGTAATAAAGAGAATAGGTGGTGAGGCAGGCGTAGATGTAGATAATATGGGTATAGATAATTATGAAGGATCAATTAAAAATTCAGAATCTGCTACTAAAGAAGTTGTTACTGCTGTATGGACACCTAGCTGGAATATACATGCCGGACATTACGTTGCTCTTGCTGAAAAAATATCCAAACCATCGGGCAGAAAACTTAAACCTCAAGCAGCTACTGCTAAACCTAGAAAAGAATCTGTTCCGGTTAGCACTCCTGTCACTACAGATAATGCAGAGCCAAGTGAGACTGTTCAGCCATCAATTGTAGCCTCACCTAAAATTACGATAGAAGAACTTACAGCAAGAAAGGAAGATCAGGCTGAAGATAACTTAGGAACAATTCTTTTGCCGGGAGATACAAAAGGTAAGTGGACAGCTATAATTACTTCACCCGGAAAGAATTATTATCAGGATGTATCTGCTTGGGACGGTTCAAAATATAAAAGTAGCAAGGACTTTACTGAACAGATTGCAAAAGATCTTGGGTATACTAAGGCTCCAAAGAGTTTAGTTAATCTTATACGTAATAGAATGAGAGACTGGCTGATTGGTCGTGTTCAAACTGAACAAGATATGGATTCCTTAAGGGCTGATATGGAGGAAAAATTCTGGCCTATCTTAACTAAAGGTGATCGTATAGAAATCAATGCAGCTTTAACAAGAAAAGGTTCTGAACCTTTAGATCTTATTCCAAAAAAAAAATCAAAAATAGTTGATACTGATACGACTGAATCCACGCCCACAGAACAAGCCCCTATCCAACAAGGGTTCCTCTCTGAGAATGCTCTGTCTGCCGAGAGCCTTACCCCTACTAAGAAACCATCTCCACCTAACGTATGGTTGATACATCCTAATGAAGTAGAAGATATCTTTGACCAACAAGCTACTGGATTAGAGTCCCCTGGGATTACTAATTTTATAGATACTTTTATGGGCGAAGAATTAAGATTAGGATTTGAGGTAGTCCATAAAGTTAAGGGCAACATTTGGTACATCTTACCTGTCAGTGAGGACTATCGTGTAGTAGATGGTGAAGTCAATAAGATAGAAGTACCTGCTGTTATAAAAAGAATACTCGGAAGAAAAGGTAAGGATAATTTTGGGAAAAATAAACCTAGAGGTCAGCTTAGTCGTAAGCTAGAGTCTTCGGAATTAAAAGATGATAGTTCATCAGAGGTGTATACAAATCTATTCAGAAGTAAAGACATACTTAAAGAGTTAACGAAAGCACACGATGAAAAGAGAGTTAAGTATGCTCATTTAGATATAAGAAACAAAAATTCTGTTGAAGTTTTCTGGCTTGATAGTAACTTGAAGGTTTCAAAAGAAAAAGAATTCAAAGGCTTTGTTACATTTAAGAGTGAAGAACTAGCGCAACAGTTTATTGAAGACATTAAGAGTAACAACCCTGACTTCTCTAGGATAGAGAATGAACACAACAATGAAATTATTAATAGACTTGGTGCGAGTATCTTAGAAGACTCCGTAGATTCAGAATCTATAAATCAAAATAATACTGCGAGTATTGAGTTGATGTTAGATCCATTAGCTAAAGATACAGATCCAAACTTAAGAGAAGAAGTTTTCTCTTTGGGTACTCCTTCTACTGAAAGCTCTGTTGAAAGCACTGTCATGGGGAGCACTCCTGGCTGGGACGCAAATGCAGAACTAGAAACTAGACAATCTAACGAGGCTATTGAGCGAAGGAGACTGAGGAATAGGAGGATTGAAGAAGGAGGCATTGATCATACACAACCATCGCTTAGACTTGAAGAAGTACAAGGTGTCGTTGACGAGTTTGCAAATAAATTTCCAAGTATACCCAACATAGAAGTTGTTGATACTTATATTGATTTACCAGATGGTAAGGGTGAGTCTGATGTATATGGTATGTTTGAAGATGGAAAGATTTATATTGTTAGGTCATCTCACACTAATACAGATGAAGTATTAAAGACATTATGGCATGAAGGAATAGGTCATCTTGGCCTTGAGAGTTCTCTTGGTGAGGTAAACTTTAACAAGCTGGTAGATTTGATACAGAAAACTTTACCGGATGAAATTTACAATTCTTATTTAGATAATGTTGGAGAAGGTACTAGTGTCGAAAGATCAAGACAGGCGGCTAAAGAATATCTAGCTTATCAAGCAGATAATTTATATAAAGATGCACCGCCTACCTTATGGGATAAGGTATCAACATGGTTTAGAGAGGTGATGTTTGATCTAGGAGTAAACATCACTTGGAGTGAGCGTGATATCAAGATGCTTTTACTTAGATCTGCTGATAAATTAAGAACGGGCGCACCTATAAGGACTATTGAAAACATAGGTACAATAAATAAAAGATCTATTAAACAACAAGATGAATCTTTTAATAGATCTGACTTACCTGAGTCAGCAAGGGAATCGTGGAATAAAATATATACTACAGATACAGAGTTTGCTAAAGACAGTTCATGGTGGCACGGTATTAGACGCAGTCTTGTATCTTCTATTGTTGATCCATTCAGGAACATAAGTGAAGACATAGGCATGACAGAGTACATGGTTACTCGCCTTGCCAAAAGATCTGATGGAGTTCTTGCTACTATACTAAGGCATTCTGGTGTTAAGGTTGAAAAAAGAAACGTTAATGGAGTGGTGGTTAATGAAACTATACTGGATAAGAATACTAAGAGTGTTTTTGAAACCTTAAAACCTCTTGGCACAGAGACTGAGAGAAAACAATTTATGGCATGGATGGCTTTTAATAGGGCCGACAAACTTAGAGGGGTTGGCAAAGAGAACTGGTACACTGACGCTAACATTGATGCAGGACTTCGGTACAACGAAGGTAAAATGAAAGATGCTACAACAGGAGCAATGATTCCAAGGGCAGCAATTTATGAAAATGTGCGTAAAGATCTTATGGATATGAACAGTGCTGTTATTAAGTTAGGGATTGATATGGGGCTTCTTGACAAGACTGTTGCTGAAAACTTTGAACAAGAATTTTATGTACCATTCTATAGGATAATTGAGGAGGATATAGGTAACGCAAAGCAAGGCGGGCCTGTGGATTATAATGCGTTAACTGGTCAGAAGGGAGTTAAAAGATTAAAGGGTTCAGACAAAGCTATGAGTGACCCGTTTAATAATCTGTTACATAACTGGTTACATATAATAGATGCGTCAATTAAAAATGATGCTGCTAATACAACCATAAGATCTGCACTTAAAATTACAGATCCAATGGACTCATCCCAGATGATGGTCTCTCCAACGGACTCTGCTTCAGCTAGATCGTTACGTGTATTAGAAGATGGTAAGGAAAAACTTTATAATATTAATAATAAATTACTCTATCAATCGTTGGCATCACTAGGTGCAGAGACTAAGTTCCCTGGTTTTAAGTATTTAATATCGGCAAAGGGATTACTTACTCAGATCGTAACGGCTAATCCTATATTTAAAATAAACAATATTGTAAGAGACACTGTGTCTGCAGCTGGTACTTCTGATATAGGTTACAACTTAATAAAGAATGCTTATGCTGGGTATACAACTTTAAAAAATAAAGAAGCAGATATGTTAGTATCCGGTGGGTACATACAGTTTGCATACACTAGATCAGAAGATCCTAACTATGGAGAAACAATCCTTAACAAGGAGCTTTCTACAGGATACATTATAAACAACCCTGAAACAGATGAAACATTTCTTTCTTCACTTAAGAAAGCAAAGTCTTTGGGTATGGGTTTATGGGATTCTTATGCAAAGGTGGGTGACAAACTAGAGAACGCTAACAGAGCGACTTTGTTTAAGTCATTGATGGAGGGAGGTAAGAGTCAGACCGAAGCGGCTTTTGAAGCACGAGATTTAATGGACTTCACTCTTCATGGAGGATCTGACTGGGTCAGATTAGTAACATCGCTTACCCCATTTGCAAACTCATTGTTGCAAGGTAAGTATAAGATAGGGAGAGCAGTCCTGAACAACCCAAAGCCAGTAGCTGTTGTAAGTTCTATGGTTTTACTAGCTTCTATCTTTGAGGAAATGCTTTACCAAGATGACGAAGAATACCAGAACAGACCTGATTACGATAAGGATACTTACTGGTGGATTAAAATCCCTGGCACTGAAGTTGTTTATAAGATGCCTAAACCTCATGAATTTTCTATTGTAGGTAACATTGCTTGGAGAGCACTTAAATTAGCAGAGGCGGAGAACCCTGATTATGGTAAGGCTTTATCTACTGGAGTAAAGACTCTTGTGTCTAGGGAGTTTGGTATTGTACCTGTTCCACAAGCAATCAAGCCACTTATAGAATTGGGTATGAATAAAAATCTATATTTTGATAGAGATATAGAGCCTCTTGGTAGTCAGGGTAGGTCTCCTAGTCTAAGGTATGGTAAGTATACATCTGAAACTTTGATACTCGCATCTCAGATACTAGAGAACTCTCCTATAGATAAGCTAAAGCTTTCTCCTTATCAGCTAGAACATTTAATCAATGGTTACTTTGGTTGGGCAGGCTCATCTATTCTTGGTGTTGCTGATATGTTGACAACAAGTGTCGGTGAATTTCCTGAAAGACCAGCTCGTAAACTGTTAGATCACCCAGCAGCTAGAAGAATATTTAAATCTTCACCGCTTAGGAACACAAAGTCTGGTACAGTATTTTATGAGAGACTTAAGGAGCTAGAACAAACTGTTCAAGACATGAACTTTGCAAAGAAGATTGGTAACACAGAAAAGTTCAATGAAATATATGATAATAAAAAAGAATTGTTAAAGTACAAAGCCTTCTTAAAGAAGAAACAAAGAAGTATTAACGATATAAACTCTCGCATTACTGATGTAAGAAATGATATGGATATGGGTGCTGATGTTAAGGGAGCTAAGATGGACAGATTGTACCAGTTAAGGAACATGTTTATTAACAAGGCAGTTAAGAGTAAGGCTTTCCGTTAAGAGAGGTAACCAAAATGTATAACACAACACTATTTATTTTAATACTAATCTTTAGTGGGTGTACTATACACATGTCTTCGCAGCAAGTAGATAAAAAAGTTGATGCTGAATTAGAAATGAAACAATCTGAACAAGGCGGACATGAGCCTTGGCCTCAAGATGAGAAATACTATTGGTATGCACGTTACTTCCACACAATGGCTAGCAGTCCTGGCATCCAAAGGGTACTAAAACCAGAAGCTGTTTTTGAAATAGTAAAATGTACTATGGAAATATATGAACGTGATAATTCTTGGAGATGGTTCCTTGAGAATCTTGCTCATGTTCAGGTACTTACAGCAGTCAATGCTAAGTATGTCTATGATGTCACTAAGTTATGCTCGATACAACAGAAAAAAAAAGATGGCGAGAAAACTTTAAAATTAACTTAGTTTAAAAAGTGGCAGGCATCCGCAGTATTAAGATAGTCCACTCTCTTTGTATACTTCACAGGTTGTAGATCCCCTTAGTCCGGCCTTGCTTTAGTGGAGCAATCCAGCGAGAAACACTCATACCTACCAGATAGAGTGCAAGGTTTCCCCGTTTCGTTTACCTGCCCGCAATCAATCCCATTCAAAAAATGTATGGGGCTTATACTTAAATGGATCAGTGAGGTGTACTTTATTACTTTCAACCGCCACTGTATTTTTTACTGGCTGCTGTTCTGGTGCGTGCTGCAAATCCATTTGCTTTTCAGCCTCTAGCCATAAGACACACGCATTAGCCAAAACTTTAGACAGTGCTACGTCTTCCTTGTCAGCTCTTTTCTGATACTCACAAATAACTTCAACAGGTAGACGTATTGATATTGGTTTAGTCTTAGCCGAACGGAATATCATCCTTCGCTCCGTTTGATTCTTGACTCTTAGATACTGGAGAAGTTATAATCTTCTCTGCTTTAATGTAAGCAGAAGGATTCTGCCCCTCTTCTTTAGGTTCAAAATAATCAATGCTTCCTTCTACCATTATGTTCTGTCCTTTCTTACACTTAGCAAGCTTCTCACTGACATACCCATATGCCATGATGCGATGCCACTGAACCTTCTCTTGCCACTCATCAGTCTTCTTATCTTTCCATGAGTTAGATGTTGCTATTGAAGCGTGTGTCCAACTTCCGTCATCTGCTACTTTAGGGTCACTGCCTATGTTACCTGATAGAATTGCTTTGTTAAAGTTAGCCATAGTATTTTTCCTTTATTAAAGTTTAGTAAGTAGCTGCCCAACATCAGTCTTTAAGACCAATGCTATTTCAAACAGCCTATTAAGTGGTGGGTCTGCTCGCCCAGCTCTCCAGTTATACACACTCATCCGAGACACTCCCATTTCTTTAGCAAACCAAGTACTTGTAATGTCACATTGATGCATAGCGTTCCGTAAGTTACGGGGAAAACTTTCTAAGCTGAACTTCTCTCCTTCCATAAAACCTTTTCTTTTTAAGTAATAAAATATTAATATAATAAAATAATAATTAATTAATTATTTATTATATATATTTATTTTATATAAGTCAAGTATAAATTTACTATGAACAGCCAGAAGTTTCACCGCATGAGTTGCACTTAAGACATGAGCCGTTCCTTACCATCGTGAATTGACCACAGTTAGTACAGCCCTCGCCTTCATAGCCCTTCATCTTTGCTTCTGCGATCTTATCTACTATTGGTGCAGAGCCAGACAGATAACGATGTTTGTTATCTTCTACTGCTTCTTCATCAACCTCTAAACCATCTGAGTCTGTTACTATCATATGACCTTCATCATACCCCGACTCTTTATCGGTTGCGAATCTTAGTAATTCTTTTTCTTCTAGTTTTTCTGGTACTACATGAGCCAGATCATTTCTCCCAGAATAAGATACGGCTAATTCTCTGAAGATATAATCTAAGATAGACGTTGACATCTTAATAGCTTCACTGCCCTGAACCATACCTGATGGCTCAAATTTTGTGAATGTAAATGCATCAACAAACTCTTCTAATGGAGTCCCATGTTGTAGCCCAAGTGAGATAGCAATTGCAAAGTTATTCATGAGGCATCTGAATGCCGCACCTTCTTTGTGCATGTCGATAAAGATTTCTCCTAAGCTTCCGTCTTCATACTCACCTGTTCTCAGGTATACTTTATGTCCACCAATTTTTGATTTCTGCGTGAATCCTTTACGTCTTGGGGGCAGTACTCTCCTGTTATGTTCCATGATTTCCTTATAGATTATAAGATTAATTGCTAGACCAACTACTGCTGGATGCGGTTTGGTCTTGAACTTTATTAGTACCACCATCGAAGTCGAGGGTAGCGATACCTGTTAATCCACCACGTGCTTTCGCAACAACAAGGTCAATCTCTCCCTTGCTCTGCTCTTGTCGGTGTAGAAATAAAATGTTATGTGCTACACGCTCAAGAGTACCACTCTCTCCAAGGTCGCTTGAGATAGGGATCTTGGATGATCTCTTCTCAACCTCTCTGTTAAGCTGGCACAGTGCGAGTAACGCTATGTTATTTCTTTGAGCTGTATTCCTTAGACGCTTAACAAAATCTCCCAATGCCTCAGTCAATGAGATGTGTGATCGTCTGTCATCAAAGGCTAGCTCATGCAAGTGGTCAACGATTATATACTTATACCCCTCGTTAATGCCCCAGTTAATTGAACGCATAACATCTGTTGTAGTCTCAGAGGTATCATCAATAGAAAGATTCTTAGACCACGCTTCATGCTGATCTCCCATCGTGCTTAGCATTGTATCCCAATCAGACTGCTCAAATGTGTAGCCCTCAAGTATCTTATTGAAGTGTATCCCGCTAACATGAGACAGAAACTTCTGTGCTATCTCAGTCTTGTTCATCTCAATGGAAATGAATAGGGTCTTGATACCCCTACGTGCGGCATCAGCGGCAAGTGCGACAGCAACAGTAGTCTTACCCATCGCTGGTCTAGCACCAAGAAGTGACAGAGATCCATACCTGAACCCATATATAAAATTGTTCAGACTCTTAAAAGGTGTAGGAACAAACTGCTCCGATATACTTACCTCACCTTTATCACTACGGTTATGGATCTCATCAACTTCGGTCTTGGCTATATCTAAGAAGGAGGAGAATGGTTTTGAAGAAGATCTTTCCAACTCCTGTATGGTTTCAGTAAGGCTCTCAACTACAGAGCTAGCATCAGCACCAGCCTTTATTTTCTCGGCAGTCTTATGTGCTTCCTTACTTGCATGTTCCTTACGATATGCTCTGATTATTATATCAGAATAATCTTGGAAGTTCTCTACTTTAGGTTCAACCTCCATCACATTCATGAAGGAGTCCTGAACATCCATCTCACCACCAAACTTATTCATCAAGGTATTGTTGTTCATGATCTCAGACGATACTGTAACAGTATCAACACTCTTACCCAGATCAAACAACTCAAGAGCAGTGTTATATATGATACCATTCTTAGAGTCAGCAAACATATCTGGTTGGACTGTTGTTCTTATACTAGGTAATAAGTCTGGATATGCTAGGCATATACTCAGCAATGATACCTCTGTAGATATGTTTGGTTTCATAACTCACCTCCTGAAATAGATCTCCTACTTGCCATAGTAGGCATTTCAATAGGCTTCGCTTCGTATGTACCATGACATACTGGATCAAATGAATCCCCTTGCTTGGCAAGGATAGCATATGTATCCATGAAACTTTTCCTTTGGAATGATAACTCATTGGATGAAAGACTCCCAAAGAATGTTAACCCACCCATTCTCCTACATGTTTCAGCTAATATGTAATCCATAAAACATATAGGTCTGCCAGGATGTGACTTGAGTGCTTGGAACAATTGATTCCATGCCATCAATGCATCATCATGTATGTCACTGTTAAGGGCATCATAAAATTCAGCAGGGCTGGGCATACCCGACTTAACCCTAGTCTTCATAAGGTTTTGGAATCCTACCCTAAGTTCCTGCTCATTCAACTTAGCGAGAGCGTTCTGCCAGATAGATATGAGGTTGTTACACTCTTCTTTACTAGACTTCTTCCCATAAACTATCATAAGTTGTGCTACCATTTTCTGTATGTCCGATTGTCTGCTCATCATTCTCCTTTAGGATGTCGTTGATTACTACTGAGGACTCGTACTGTATTGTACTGCCCGAACTCATTTTCCTGTAAGCATTAATGTATTTACAGTCTGACTGCGAAGGGTGTGTGTATACAAGATTACCTAAGTCCCTACACTGCATCATGTAAGGCGCAGGCTCTGGCTTCAATGACTCCTTCATTTGCTCAGCTAAAAAAGTAACAACCTTCTCATATGTATCCATGCTAAACTCAGCACCATCTGTCTTGAGTGTGAGAATTTTCTCTGCGCCCTTGACCCACTTGCTACGTTGTGGCCCGTCAGGTTTGTACTCTAGGCCGTGCGTTGCAAAATTTATATCAGTAAATCTTTTTATCATGAGGTCTACATCAGCAGACTGCTCCATCTTAGGGAGCACTCTCTTTTTTGCTGGCTTAACATAGAAATCAGACTCAAAATTAATCTGATATATACTAGGCAATCTTTGCCCACCATAAAATTCAGGGGTAAAGCTTTTAATAAACCCCATCTCCTCAAGGTAATCTATTCTCTTCTGGATCACCCTTGGTGTGAAGGCTAGCTTGTCTGCTAACTCTTTGATTGATACTGAAGAGCCGTTGTCTTCTTCCCCAGGATGGTCAAGGAGGAAGTACCACAGTAAAGTAGAGGAGATAGGATCTTTGAATAAGAACCTGCTCAGCTCATGCTCAACTGTTAATGTGTTGTTGAGTTTTATCATTATGTATTCCTATATGAGAAGGGTTAAGCTATGTTATCATTAGTAATTTTATCGTTAGCTGCATTTAAAGATGCAACAACAAGATCACACAATGCTTTAGGAAGAACCTCATCTTTATGATCAGCAAGTAACTTCCTGTACTCATCACTAACAGCCTTGCCTTCGACTCCAGTAGTAACCTTCATCGCTTTGACGTTTAGAGCAATGAGTTTATTATTAGCGGTTGCTCCGCTTGTCAGTACAGGTTTACTCTTGCCCATAATGCTTTCTAACTGACTCGATGTAGCCTCAGATACAGGAGTAAGATCCATAGCAGGCTTAACAACCTTGGGTTTAGTTGTTGCGGTGGTAAATGAGCTGATAGATTTCTTTATCTTAGCATCATCCATTTCCTTACCTAGTTTGATAGCCGACGTAACCTCATCCGCAGAAGCCATCCCATATTCTACAAGTATACCTGCGGTAGCGCAGGCTCTACCTATAGCAGATGTCTCACAGTTCTCAATGAATGAGGTCTTGTTGACCATGCTAGTACGATCAGCTTGGAATTCATGAGCATGTCCATCGCCCTTGATGTTGCCTTCACTGTCATAGACGCTGGCCTTCATGATCACTGTTCCTTCTTTAAGATCGTGATGAATAATTTCTGTCACGATACGACCTTTGGGGTACAATTCCCAGTACGCCTTGACTCGTTCCTTTACTTCAACGTACTTTTTACCTTTGATGTCAATTGTATTAAACTTAGCCATAATGTATCCTATTATTAAATGGTTAATTAAGTTAGTTAACACGCAATATATTCCTCTTGTCGAGGCTACATACTCCGGATATCCTTTGTATTTCTCCACCCATTTCTGCACGTAGACTGTTTCCAGCCTGATGTTTAATCTTTTCAAGAATCTTAATCTTGAAACAAGCATCTTTGTATGCTTCTTTTAGAGAGATGTGTTTCTCTAACGGGCTAAGAACTTTTCTTCCTGTATCATACTGTTTCCTAAGGCTTGTTGATGTTGAAGGATGACCATCAGGTTCAGGCATTTCCTTACGCTTAAACATATCAATGAACCCTTCCTCCATTATCATTAGCTTCTTTGTGTTCTCAATCCTCTCCTCTCTAGTTACGGTTAATATGATTGGGGGCTGATGTATGTGATGCAAGATTGCATAGACAACACCCTTGAAATACTCCCCAGGTTCTGGACACCCATCAAACTGAGTGAACGCTAAGTAGTGATCGCCTTGACACATATAGTCAGGAGGAACAACACCACTCTTTGCTTGTTCAATCTTAGGGTAGGATGATGTAGTCTTTACCTCAACTATCCATCCGTTGTCAGTGATGCCGTCGAAGTCAGCGATAGCCCAAGTAAACTCTTCATGAAGCAGCATACAATTCGGCTTGAAGATCTTAGTATCAAGCATGTCTGCTACTTCATCGAGTACAATAGGCTCTAGCGTATTGCCTCGCCTAACATTTAATTGCCCAGATATATCAGGGTACTCTTCTTCTCCACGCTTCCTCCTCATAAGAGTATAGCCTGAAGTGAAGGAGTTATCCCCACTAACTGAGCCGATCTCACTGCCCCCTAAGTAGGGGCCGAGAGAGTACTGAGGTCTGATTGTTTGCCAATCCTCATTATTAAAGTCATGTAATATTATGCTCATAGTTACTCCTTATCCTCTTTTAAATCCCAGATTGTGAGAGCTACAGTCATACCGCCATCATCTAAGTCTATTTTTAGCCAGTCCCAATTGTATTCTCCGTTAGTAGAAGAGTCTTTTAAAAATTTTTCTAACTGATTTACAAACTCTTCTGATGTTATTTTCCATTGTTCTATAGCCATATTGTCCTTCATGTAGATTAAAATTACCGTTACCGAGTAACGAATAGTAACGAATTACTGTTACCGAGTAACGAATAGTAACGAATAGTAACGAATTACCGTTACTGAGTAACGAATAGTAACGAATTTTATGTTACACTACGAGGTGTGTAAATTTACCATACTCTGGAATCCCAGGCCAACAAGATATTTGTTCCATTGATTGTGTCGACATCCATAGCACAGGGAAGTCTGGTTCTGGAGGAAACTGGTCTTCCATATCAGTCATTACTATGTAACAACTTGGATTTATATTACCTAAGACCTCCATCTCCTTTGCTTTATTAAACGCACCTTGAAAGTTAGTGCCCCCACTTACCCTACGTTTGTACTCTGGCATGTCACCTTCCTCAACTACTTCAACATGCTCATCATGCACCCAACTATAACCTGCGAAGTGTATGACCGCTACTTTACAGAGTGGTATGTCTCCACTCTCAAATAGATCACTCATGTTAGTAAAGACAGCTTGAATTTCTCTCTCACTCATTGAACCAGACTCGTCTATCATAATGACAATGTCATCTATACTCTTACCTCCTCTTGTTGGCATCCAGAACCCATGCTGTAACCATTTGTTGGAAGGTTTCATCCAGTTCTTTTTAGACTTACATTTTATAGTGAGATACTCTTGAAGTTCTTGCTCCCAAGACACAGTCTCTAAGGAGTTCAACTCAACAATACCATGAAGATCAAAGCCTCCTTCACCGGAGGATTTTTCTCCAGCAAACTCACCATGTATACGAGCTTCAATAAACATATCTTCAAGCTCTTGTCCCGATACAGGTATGTTTGTATCAGTACTTGCTGTCCATTTGTCGGGTATTTCTGCGACAAAGTCTTCAACTAATCCCATCTGTGATTTAATAATTTCCTCCTTGAAATGTTTAGATATAAGATCTTCTATAGTGTCGGGTTTATCGGACTCAATCGGATTGTCCGCATTATGTCCGTCACCCTGAGGTGTACCCTCACTTGGAGTATTGCTTTTTAATTTACTTAGTTTTTCTTTAAGCGAATCATGCTTCTTAGGCTTCATTTTCTCATTAAGCATGTCATACACAGCTTCGGTACTGAGCTTAGTACCATCGTACTTGTCGTCTATCAGACCATTAGGATTGCCATCAGGATCTGTTGGCATCTCACCAATACGCATACTAGTAAGGATACTATTGATACAGTAATCTCCTGCTACATTCCATAGCCTATGATCACGATTGTTACGTCTTGTTGAGTGACACATGAGGTTGTGCATGATCTCATGTGCTATGATGAATACGTTATTCAATATTGACATACGCATTACAGCATTAGGATTGTACCCGATCACTATTCCATTTGTGTAATAACAATCAACATCATATGTAACCACAGGGCGCAGTCTCTCTAACAGAATAATCCCTAGCGTAGGGTTAGACTGTAATAGGTAACGCACTGCCTCATCATATTTCTTAGTGGCTCTCTTGGCTAGCACTACATTCTCTTCCATAAGTTTACCTTTAGTTAAAGTGTTTCAGCATAGGCATCTAGGTTGTTTGCAATATCAGTTGCCGATTTCTCAACAGTATCTTTTGCATCGGGATCTTTAAGTAGATCCTTGTTACGAAGCCCATCGCAAGTAACTTCTTTTACTACTCGATCCGCTAAATCTTTAAGCGTTGAGTCGCTAGTAAAGTCAATGGCAGGCAATGAATCTGCATATTTATACAGTTCATCTAGTGTGGAGTTATGTATTACCTTGTCGTTTTTAATCGAGTCGGTAATGTGTACTAGCTTAGAGCTAAGAGCAGTGATTAACTTAAGCACTGATTGTTTTTGTATTGACTCAAGTCTTTTATCGTAGTCTTTGACCAGCTCTCCTTGAGTAACAGGATCAAGTGAACACCTAAAGTCTGAACCTTTAGGTATTGGATCTATAGTTACAACCATCCCTATAGAATCGTATACTTCCTGGCTGCTTGGGTAGTCATCGCTATTATACAACGCACCCAAATCATTCTGCGCTTGTGTCTTACCTAATGGGTAAGACTTATACGCAAATTCATGAGCCATATGATCCAGCTTAACCTCCCTTTCTTTACGCCATGATTCATAGGGAGCTTGTTGCCCCGACCCTCCAGAAAAGATCTTAGTGGACATGATGTCTTGTCCCTTAGCCCATCGCATACCTGCAGTATACTCGTTGTGTTCCTTACGAGTTTGGCGTTGATGTTTTGCGATGTCATCGTAAAGACTCTTCGCAATGATGTGCTTGGAACTGCGAGTTGTTTCTCCTCCAGTACCAAACATTACCATGGAGTTGAAGTGAGTAGCGACTGCTACTCCTGCGTCTATTTTCTTACTTAACCCAAAGTTTGTTAGGTCAAGGGAAACTAGAACAGCACCCGTAATTATCTCTGGTTCTTTATTCATCTAAATCTCCTGTATAAAATTCTGGGTTATCCGGGTCTTGTTTCTCCGGTTTATCTTGAGGATAAAACTTCTCGTTGTAATCATCCTCGTTTGTCAGCCAGCTAGGTTCTTCTTCCATATTCTCCTATATATACTTAGCCCATACCCATGAACCATTCTTTGAGAAGGCTCTGTATGTACCAAGATATGTTGTGTCTTCATTCAGTACCCACTTCTCCATCATCTCATTGAGCTGACGATTCAACAGGTACAGTTTAACAGGCAAGGAAGAACTGCTACTGCAATCCTTAAAGTTGCCAGCCTTATAAGAAGATAGCGACTTACGAATTGCACTATCTATTGTGTTGCTCCATCTCCATTGGAACGGAGCGACTGCTACATAAACTGCCATCGTGTTATGCCGATATTAAGGTGTGATACTCCTTTGATTGCTCACAGGCAGCTAAAACATCTGCGTTGCCTGCATTCTCAATCAAACTTTGAGTTGTCTTTGGGAGGTCAGGTGATATCTCTTCACCTAATTTATTAATGTACCGCAGGATGTTATCCGCAGTATCACAGTTAAAGTGTCTCTGATTAGTCAACGCACCTACACTAATCCACGTTATTCCTAGACACATAGGATCGTTTTTATCTGGTAACTTTGCTTTGTCACCACGCTTCTTAACATCTTCGATGTCAACTAGCTTATCGAGTTGATCGATAAGACCAGTGAGCGAAGTGCCGACTCCGTCACCAACAAGACCACAGACTAATGCTCTGCGTATCTTTTTGATTGTTGGTATTTGGTTCCATATATCTTCGTCACGCTCAAGGACAGTAAGAATCCTTGATACGTCATGCCAGGAACGCATTGTTGCGTGGGCATAGTCGCCATTTCGGAACCTAGACTTGTCGAAGTTTCTCCACACTGGATTGTCATCACGATCCTGATGCTTGATGAAGAACATAATCCTTCCGTCAAGATCTATCCCACACTCTCTTCCGAGAGTCTCAGGGAGTGCGTCCCAGTCCGGCAGATACTCTCCGTTGTTCTGGAATCCGTTGCGGGAAATCCTTATCCACTCATCGAGATCATTATCAACCTCGATATGACACCAACGATTAGCCATAGGCCCAGACATCCTTGTATTCATTGCTTCATCCTTTGATCTATTGGATGCACCAATGAATGTGGTGTGGGGTGACAGCAGGTGGTCTCCAACTTTACCTTCGCAAACCCATTGCATTACGGCTTTTAATGCATCTGGCTCTCCGAGTAAGACTTCGTCAAAGAAAACTATAAGTCTTTTATCTAGGTCAGTTGGCAAATAAGATGGTGGACAATAGACTGTTCTGCCATCTACTATCTGCATCAATCCACGTATGTCTATGCCCTCAATTTGCGACAATCGTATATCAACTAGCCCAAAATCTGGGTTAGTTTTTTGAATGTGCCTGTGCAATTGCTTCACCAAAGATGTTTTACCTACACCTTGGTGTGAGTGCATAAAAATAGGAATGCCTGCTTTAGAGCAGATCATCGTCGCTATCTGGGATTCTTGTGTTGTCAATGTTTTCATTTACTTCTCCATTAGGGTTATCTTCATACAGAGTAGTCCGTATAAGTTCAAGCATGATATCGTACAAGCTCTGTTCATTAAGGCTATGTCTCATTTAATACTTATCCTTGATGTCTATCGTGATTAAAACAACCACAACTATGACACCTAGAAGTATTACTATCTCCATTATTGCTCCTTTATTAGTTTTATTACGTTTTCAAGAGTATAAACGACTCCACCATTATGACCATTCCAATGACTGTAGTTTTTTTCGTCTCTACAATGTTCTTCATAGCGTTTAGCATGATCTTTTTCTTCAGTTAATTTTTTCTCTAGTTGAAAAATAATCTTTTCTGTATCATTGTGAATTTTTTCAACAGCAGAAATTAAACGAAAGACTGACATCGCACTTTTTTCTGAATCACTGCCCCAAGACAACTTTTGCAAATCAAGACTTCCATCTTCTCTGAAGATAGTAAAGTCTGTCATATTTATATCCATGTCCATATTCTCCTTTGACATATTGTTACACTGCTATGGCCCATAAACCGTTGATACTAGTGGCATGGCCTTCAACCTTATGAACCACGCAGTAAATTTTAACTTACTATCAGATTAATAGCAAGCTTTATTCTTCTTCTACATCGACAAGCTGACACTCAGGGCATAAATAACCCTCAAAGTCATCTGTGCCGGAAGGAATTCGGTCTACAAATAAACTACTGCCGAATGATGTGTCCCTCCTACACTCGGTGCATTCGTCACCTATATTTGTCATAATTCCCTTTCTACATCAAACTGTTGCGCTAGTTCTTCACTTACTGATTCAGATGCTTCAAGCCAACGTAGAGCCATGCTTTCTACATCTCCATCACTGAGAGGCTCCAAGTCTAACAAGAAGTATTCTTCTGGTGGAATACCTCCAGTGTCATGCCTCATCTCCTCATCAAAAAGAATCTTATCTGGTTCTACTGGCGCAGTAATGTACTGATGTACATCAGGAACCAATTGAAACATATCACCACATGAATGACAACGGTATGCAATATAGTCGTCATGGTTTGCCTGCATAGGCTCAGTTTGCTCCGAGCCACATTCGCATAAGATCGTTTCCATTACTTCTCCTTTAGGTTTAGGTAATGGCTGAAATGATGTTCCAGCCCTGAGACACTATATCTTCTATGCAAGGACTGTTCGCAGTCCAGCAGTGTCTGTTTTTGTTCTTTCTCCATCCCTTTCAGGATGGCCCTGACTATATCTTTTTTGCTCATTTTACTTCTCCTTGTGTGTTACTAGACCACGATATGTGGCCTAGTCTACGTTTAGCTAAACATGAAAAGCAATCTCTCCATGTATAGACCAAACTGTTTCCTCATTCTTAGTGAGGATGTCTCTCCTTACGAGAGAGGATGGGCACAGACGGATTCGCCCTGTTGGTTTTGATTCGCCAACAGAGAGAATGAACTCGTGCCTATCAGGAACGAATTCTTCAACACCAGTGTCTTGGAACGCATGCCGAAATGCTGGTCTGTTCCTGTTGCAGTTTTCCCAGCTAAGCTTGGGGATCATTGTGTTTGCAGACATACTACTTCTCCGTTTAGGAGTTAACTTAGTGCTGAGCAACTATGAACAGCTACTCAGGTAGGACTGAATGTCCTAATGGGATGTTTAAAACACCCCTAGATTGGAAGGGAGATCGAACGCAAGTACGATCACATACATGAGCTTATCTTCTTCCAATTCAGCAGGGTTTTAAGCAGGAGAGTTATTCAGCTACATATACTGGTAGTATCTAAGTAATATTAATTAATATATTATTTATTAAAGCTATATATATAATAAATATAATTAATTACATTTACATATCAAGCATTGTAGTAATAACAGGGGGTTATACCCGATATGTTTGACATGGTACTACACCTCGATGTTCGGAGATGTAGCTCCACGCTAAGATCTATGCTTCACTTGTTGTTTACCAAGTTTTAGTTATTTGTCTTCATAACACACCCAGAATTCATGGTGTAGTTTATCAAGTACCTCATTAACGATGGTCATAGTTTTGAAGTGTTCCTTAAGTAACTTCTTAACCTTGTTACCTTCAGGGTCAAGAGGTTCACTATAAGAAGCATCGCATCTAACTTCTTCCACAAGTTCCCTTGTGACTTTCCATAGATACTCCTCCTTAGCTTCAGTACATAGATACTGACCATCTTTATAGTTCATAGTCATACATTCTCCTTAGGTTAGATTAAGCTTGCTATCACTAGCAGACTAATGATTAATAAACTTCCACCTACTACATATAGGCAGAAACAACAGGCTTCCGTGAAATCAATCACATTGCCTCCAATGCAGGCTGGCTTATTACCTGCATGTATTCTCCAATCCTGATTGCCAGCAACAGAACACTTGCACCTATTGCAAGCGCCATTGCTATGTGGATTATTGCTTGTGCTATCTTCATAATCTACTCTCGTTTTGGGTTAGGGGGACTGTTCCCTGTAACACTGGATGTGCCAAGGGATAACGTGCCTACAGTAAAGCAACTGTTTACGCTACTGCTCAGTAGACATAAAAAAAACCCCTACCACGTTAGCAGTAGGGGTCTGGGACTAGGACGTTACGACGAAAGGCATGGTTTTGTAGCAAGCTACATACGCCTCATAGTAACGCTCTTTCTCGACTGTGCCTACAAGGTTATGCTTTTCCTTGTACGCCTTGAAAGCCTTGTGAAAATCGGCCAGGTATCCACAGGATTTCATCAAGAGCTTCGCTCCGTCGAAAGACTGCTTCGCTAGGCTCTTAGCCTTCGGCTTCGCCTTTACCTGAGGCTTCGCCTTACCCTTGCCGGCCCGGAGAAAATCCCACTTCGGGAGCTCCGTCTTCTTCGCCTTCTTCTTCCCAGCCTTTGGCTGGATGAACTCGTGCTTGTCACCGCTTTGGGCTAGTAACAGCTCTTGGTTGGCCTGAATAGCCAGAAGGGTTTTTAGGATTTCTGCGTTTAATTCACTCATCGTGTCTCCGTGTACGAGTGTGCGTGGGCAATGTTGCCCTGCAACACACACGCATAATGCGTGTATGTGCCTGATGTCGTGGGAGAATATCTCCTGACATCTGTTTCCAGTATAGCAGAACTTTACGAAAATGTAGAAAATTCGAGACGAAGGGTTTTGCAGGAAAATAAAGATTTGATAGGATACTAAAAAAAGGATTTGTGTAATCACAGGCATGACGCAAGACCCCCCCCAGGGGCGATCACCCACCCGTACTAATATATATATGGGACTCCTACTCTCTTATCTACCCCCCCAACTTTTTTGACCCCAACCCCTTCTAACACAAGGCCGCATAAAATAATACTTGACACTATTTCACAATTTGAATTATACTATACCCAACCAAAGCCTGAGCACGAATCTTAAAGGATTGCATTATGTACAATTTAATATTAATATTTACGATACTTGGTTTAGGGATAGCGTTTGTACCACAACCTTCTCATTGGGATAAGGGTGGCCCACTAAAAGGCGATGCACTCTACTGGCATAACCAGAAGGTACAAGCTAAGGAAGTTAATTTATTAAACAAGCTCAAGAAGCAAAAAGAAGAAGAGTTGCGCCATCCTACTCACAGAGCGCAGCAGTTAGATGATGGTCTACAGGAAATGGGCGAGATACCTATTGAAGATTTAATGAAGGGAATGAGGGGGTTTTTATAGTATTTTTTCGTGATCAGTACATGGAGTTTGATCAACGAGCTAAAGATGCGGTAAGGGGCTGGTTAGAGAATAAGGGTCTCACTCTTAACCCTGACACAGAAGATTACAAGGCCGACATCAAGGCTACCGTAGAAGAGCATCACGAGGTTGAAATAAAATCAGGTTGGTCTGGAAAATGGAATAAGCATTGGCCTACTGTACATATTCCTGTGAGAAAGAGATCGTTGCTGGGGTTGTCTGACAGATTAATATTCTGGGTATTGAATAATGATTGTAGTCAGGCAGTCTTAGTAAACGGAGTTAACTTAAAAGAGAAGTACATCAAGAACATTTCCAACACCCGCAATCCTGCTGGTGAAGATTTCTACGACATCCCCATCAAATTTTGCAACTTTGTAAGCTTATACAACCATGGAGAGTAAAATTGGCACTAGAGTTAAGGTAAAGAAGCAGGGCAATAAGAACACCACTAAAGTTACTACTGGGTCAAAGCATGAGAAGGCTCACCACAGAGCTGTTATGAGGGCTGCGATTAAGGTTGACTACGAGTCAGGTCTTCTCACTAGAGGGCAGATAGTAGACAAGTACGGTATATGGCGAAGCACATTGCAGAGCTATGTTACTGCGGGGGACTGGGAGTATGCCTGCAAGAGAGAGGACGCTCTGGCTAACGTACATACCCAGATGATAAAGAAGTATGCAGACTCAAGAGCAACTATATCAGACCAGCATTTAGATGAGCTTAATAAGTTGAAAGAGATGGTGCTTCTCTCTAACGAGAAGGCAGAGGTGGAGTTGCTATCAGCAAAGGCAAAGACAGTGATGGATATCATTAGGAGTGAGCGTATCGCATTAGCTATGCCTAATGAGTACAAATACATCGAGCAGAAGAATGAGAATGTCTTCAGGGTTGAGGATGCTCTTAAACAATTAGATGTTCAAATGAATCCTCAAGTAGAGGATGTAATCGAAGGCGTATTCACAAAGGAACCAAATGCCAAGAAAGAAACAGACCCCAGCTCAGATTAAAGAAGAACAGAAAATGATTATGGATTCACGAGCTATGCTTGCGTTAATGTTAGCTTCGGCAGCTACATCTTGGAAGACGGGTGTCCCATATGCAGATCTTATTGCTACTGCCGAAAATAAAAACTTAAAAGCTGATTCATATTTTTTAGACATGGCAGATAATGTAGGCACTATGTTTACTATGGTTGAGATGGAGGGTAAATGAATCCACTAGCGCATAAAATTCGTCAGAGTATAAAGCGTTGTTCTTTCTGCAAAGGAGAATTACCAGCTCACCGACAACGTTACTGTTGTGACAGATGTTCGTATTCTCAAAAAATTGAGATAGCAAAAATAAGAAGAAGCAGACTTGTCCACGATTTAATTAAATGCGCTACATGTTGTACTTCATTTATACCTAAAACTAGTAGACAAAAATATTGCAATGCACATTGCTGGCAAGTAGAAAATAATAAACGTAGAGCTGCTAAGCGTGAGGCTACAGCTAATAATCCAAAGATGCGATGTTCTGCAGCTAGGTTTATGCCAAGCTGGGGGTCTCCAACTTTTGGTGAAAGGACAGTAACTAAAGCTTCGTTTGTAAACTCTAAGACTCCTGAAAGGCTAGAACTTAAAAGTGCGGTAGAAGATTTCTTAAATAAGGGAGGTGAGATTACTAGGTATGGTGATGAGATCGTTGTGAAAAATGATGATAGCGTTTCCCCTTGGCAACTTCCTGAATCAGAAGAAAAGAAAATTCAGGCTGAACTATCTAGGATATGGGGGGTGTCGGATGTACTTGGGTATTGATCCAGGATTTTCTGGAGCGTTAGCAGTATTAGATAAGAAATTAAATGTTATTCATTATCAAGATATGCCGATCATTGAGGTTGCAAAGAAAAGGGAGCTTAATGAACCTGAGTTACATAATATATTTGCTAGGTTCTCTCCGAAGTATGACAACCTTATAGTTGGTATAGAGAAATCACAAACGATGCCGAACCAGGGGATCGTATCGAGTGGCAGATATATGGCTAGTTACGGTTTTCTGAGGGGGCTGTGCGTGGGCATGGGCTTGCCGTACATCTTGATACGACCTCCATCCTGGAAGAAAGCTATACTTGCAGACATGCCTAAAGAAAAAGGTTCGTCTATTCAGAAGGTTAACCAACTTTATCCTGATATAAAACTAACTAGAAAGAAAGACCACGGCATATCAGATGCAATCTTAATTGCAAGATTCATGAGCACGCTAGTATAATGTTAAAGTTCTGTGAATATTGCAAGAAAAAATATTTTTCAAAACCACGTGCATCAGGTACACAGAAATATTGCAACCGTAATTGTAAGGACAAGGCAGCATTCTACAGAGCTAAAGAGGAAGGCAAGATAAGACTACGTAAGGGTGGTTACAATAGGACTACGTATGTAAAGTGTTGGATTAAAGCAAAAGAGAGTGACCATGAAACAGCCCCATGCTATCTATGTGGAAAGAGGCTGGCTCCAGAAAGCGATTGGGTGCTAGACCACATGTATCCCATCTCAAGACTAGATACCAGAGAACAGATTATAGCTGAAGAAAACCTTTCGGTATGCTGCAAAGAATGTAATATAAAGAAAGGTACTATTCCATATGATGAGTATGTTCTAACTATTAAGAGAGATGAGTAAAGCTAATGGAATTAGTAGCTCCTAAAAAATCTAACAAAGAAGCAATGCAAGAGCTGATGGATCGGCTGCAAGATCACAAGGCTTATTTTAATTATTGCCTTAAAATTCAAGAGCTTGGGACTAAAAAACTTATCCCTTTCAAGATGAACTCAGTGCAAAAAATATTGCACGAGGTTGCACAGCAACAGCTTAAAGACATAGGCCATGTCAGAATTATTGTTTTAAAGGCAAGGCGTTTTGGTATCTCGACCTATGTTCAAGCAAGAATGTTTAAACGTGCAGCTACTATGTTTAACCAATTAGTGCATATCTGCACGCATTCAAAGAATACAACCTCAGAGATGTTCCAGATGACTAAGGTTATGGAACAAAACTACCCAGACTTTATTAAACCCCTTTCTCACTATAGTGGTAAGCAAGAGTTAACGTGGGGTTCGGTAGATGGAAAGGGTCTTAACTCTCGTTACGGCATGAGTACTGTTGAAGGATCAGAAGTTGTAGGAGCTGGTATTGATATGCTCCATTGTTCAGAGGTAGCACGGTGGGGTAGTAGAGCAAAAGAATATGCGACAGGTCTTATGAACTGTGTAATGCAGGGCTATGGTACAGAAATATGGCTAGAGAGCACAGCAAAGGGAGTAGGGAATTACTTTGAACGTGAGTGGTGGCGTGCAGAAAAAGATGATTCAGGATTGAAACCGATCTTCTTTCCATGGTTTGTATTTGATGAGTACGAGACAGAATTAACTAAAGAAGAAAAGAAAGATGATAGTTTTATTAAAACAATGGGGAATAACCCTACATTTGGAGCAGAGGAAGAGAAGGGGCTACTAGGTGTAGAAATATCCTACAAGACTAAAGAAGGGGATATAGTATTTAAAATTACTCCAGAAAATTTGAAGTGGCGTAGGAACAAAATAATATCACCAGAATGCCAAGGTGATCTAAATGTATTCCATCAAGAGTATCCTACTACTGCGAGAGAAGCGTTTGTGGCTTCAGGACGCAGTGCTTTTGATAGCGTTACACTAACTCAGATGTGGTTTGACGCAGACGAAAGGGATAGAGAATCACCACCAACGAAATTTGAAGTACCTGTTAATGGTTTTAATTATAAGAATGGTGCGGAAGAAATGCGTTACTTTATGAAAAGGCATAAAGAAGGCGAACTCTCAGTATTTAATCCACCACAAATAGGGAGAGAATATAGGATAGGAGTAGATGTATCTGAAGGCATACTGAGCCAAACAGGAGATTCGGATTACTCAGTTATTACTGTATTAGATGCGGAGACCTATGAAGAGTGCGCTACTTGGTCAGCTAGAATTGACCCAGATCTGTTAGCATGGGTTATTAAAACTATTGCAACTTGGTATAACCTGGCCCTGGTTGCAGTTGAAAATAACAATCATGGTTTATTAACATTAAAGTTTCTATCATCAATACATTCATACGAGAATTTGTATATAGAGAAAGCCCTTGACGAACGTGGACAAAGACAGAAAAAGAGATTAGGGTTCAATACTAATATAAAAACAAGGAAGTTAATACTCGATCTGTTGCGAAGATTGATAAGAGAAAGGCAGATAGATATCTTCTCCAAGACAACAGTTGATGAGCTTCAGACATTTGTTATTAACAAAGATGGTAAGGAGATAGCACAGCATGGTTGCCACGATGACAGGGTTATGTCTTTAGCAATTGCTGCATACATGTGTTATATGTATCCTCATGATCCATCACCTACATTCTCTTTTCCTAAATCTCAACGTACAGAGTACTATGTCAAGTCATAGTAAAGAATTCATTTAGTTGACGAGCCATATTAATTAGACGTACACTGTATCATAAATGGTTTTTTTAATTATTTTTTAGATTAAATCTATGTCATCTAAACCAGATCCAAGACTAGCCAGAGCTGGGGTTTCTGGTTATAATAAATGCAAAAAAACTCCTTCCCACAAAACAAAGTCCCACGTTGTAGTTGCAAAAGTTGGTAGTAAGATTAAAACTATTCGATTTGGAGAACAGGGTGCATCTACTGCGGGTAAACCTAAGGGTGGTGAGTCAGATAAAATGAAAGCAAAGAGAAAGTCTTTTAAAGCAAGGCATGGTAAAAATATAGCTAAGGGTAAAATGTCTGCTGCTTACTGGGCTGACAAATGTAAATGGTAATAATTACAAAGGAGTTTTTATGTCTCATGTAAAAAAAAAGAAAAGTGCTTCTGAAAGACAGGCAGAAGGTAAAGTTTTTACTAAAGGGAAAGATGGTTCTCTGGCATCTTGGGACATTCAAAGAATAAAATGGGAAGTTTTGAGAAGCGATGTTAGTGCAAGCAGAAAAGCTACCCCTGATCAAAAGAAAAAAAAGAAAAAAAAAGCTATAGTCCATAACGGTAGGTAATAATTACAAAGGAGATATTATGGGTATGTACGGATTAAAACCAAAACCTGCACCAAAGAAAAAGAAGAAGAAGAAAACAGGGAAAAAATAAGTAATGGTAGAACCAATTGCCGAAAGCAATAACTATATTACAGATGACCAAGAAGAAAAGAAGGGGCTAATCCCTGATTCTCTTGGTCTGATAGTCCAAGAGCTGTATCAACAGGGTGCAGCAGATTCAGATCGCAAAACGAAAGAAGAAATCTGGGAGTCCGGATGGCACGCTATGCGGGGCCAATTCCCAGATACAACATCCAAAGCAGTCGATGTTGCTAAAGCCCGTGGAATTTATGTGAATTTAACAAAACGTAAAGTACATGAAGCAAGAACAAAACTTTTATCGTCTACTCTCCAAGCAGGCAAAGTCCCGTTTAAACTTAGTCCATCACGCAGGCCAAGATTTGTTGCTCCTGATTTGTTGGAATCTTCCAGTCCTTATGATGAAGCTACTAATCGTGCTAAAAATTGCGAGCAAAAAATTAGAGATGTCCTTGACGAAACATTTTACGAAGATACTCTAAGCAAGTCTATTAATGAAATGACCCTTTATGGTACTGGGGTTACTAAGTCTATTGTACTAAAGAAAGTTGATTACCCACTGTATCAGACAGCAAATCGTGACCCACAGTTAGAGATCATAGAGGAAGCTGTTGAGTCTGAGATGGTTCCACATGTTGAATGGATTTCCATTTGGGATACGTTCCCATCACCTGGAGCAACAGGTAAGTCAGATATGGATTGGGTTATACAAAGAAGGTTCTTATCTGCACAAGAACTGAGGATGATGGCAATTAAGTCTAATGGTGCTATTGATCCGATGCTGGTTGAAAGCTGTATTGATACAGGAGAAGGTCAAACATCAATGGATTCAGGCGGTATAAGCCCAAGACGTTATAACTCTGGTGTTGAAGAGACCAAGAACTTTACTATATTAGAGCTATGGCATAGGGGGTTGGGTCGGGAAGACATTGAACCATACATGGATATACCTGCTAATCAAGAAGGTCAGCCAATACACATGCCTGTAGTTATTACAGTTCTAGGCTCTAAAGTTTTACGTGCAATTGAAAATCCTTTTGATGGGAGAATCCCATACGATTTCTGTTATTGGCAGGAACAAGAAGATTCCATTTGGGGTAGCGGTATATATGAAGCTATCCGAGATGATCAAGACATGATGAACTTTGTATATGGGATGATAGTTGAAGGTAAGACAATGTCTTCATTGCCTATGGCAGCACTTAATCCTAATGCATTTGATTCAACACAAGATGATTTCTATGAGATGTATCCAGGAAAAATCTGGCGACTAAAAGCAGGAGAGAGTGTTAATGACGCTTTTAAATCGGTAAGTATACCAGATGTTACTAACGGATTAGTAGATCTTCTTAAAATTATTGAAAGGAATACTGACTTAGCATCAGGACAAGTTCCTATTGGAATGGGAGCAGGAGCACAGTACCAGACTAAAACTGCTACTGGTATGCAGATATTAAACGAAAACTCTAATAAATTAACAAGTGGAGTTGTGCGGTCTTTAAATAATATGATCTCAGCAAATGTCCAAGCGATCTATCATTGGCTAATGGCAGACTCAAAGGACATGGGCATTAAAGGTGACTTCCTTTGTCTAGCAAAAAGCTATGATACTTTCATGGCAAAAGAAGTTACAATACAACAAGTGCTTCAGCTTATACAAGTAGTTGGTCAAGTACCAGAAATGCGGGGCAGATTTAATTTTGAGAAGCTAGCCGTTCCTTTAAAGGCAGGATTAGGGCTTGAGATAGATGGTCTTATTAAATCGGAAGAAGAATCTGCACAAGAAGCTGAACAACAACAGGCTCAGATGCAACAGCAACAAGCCCAAGAAATGGAGATGGAAAATGTCTCATACCAAACTAAAGCAGTAGTAGATGAAAAGAAAGCAGTAGCAGCAGATATACGAAAAGGAATTATTCAGGAAAGATTGGCTAAGATAAAAGAAGGAGCAGATATATCTACAGGAGACTTACCTGATATGCTACAACAGACTTCAATCTTATTATTAGAACTAATGGAAGAACAACAGAATGTTCAAATTCAACAGCAGCAGGAAGCAGAACAACAGCAACAACAGGCAGTTGCACAAGAGCAACAGTCTGGACAAGGAGAAGCTGGAATACCTTCTGACTCTGGAGGAAGACCCCAGATGGAAGAGCCTCTCTAATATTTTATTGGCTAGACTTAAACGGAAAGAGGGAAGACTCTCAGAGAAGCCCCTCTATGACGGAACTTCAGTAGCTAGTTTTAATGTACTCATCGGAGAGATCAAAGAAATCAAGAATGTACTTGACCTTGATCGTTTGATTCGTGAGTCGCTAACCCATAATGATGAGTAATAATATGCTAGAAGCACCTCTTAATGGAGAAATGCCAGAGCAAGAACAAGACAACTCAGTATCAAATGAAGAATTAACTGAGTTAAAAAAACAATTAGCTTCAGTTACTAAAAGCTACGAAGATATCCGACCTCACGCTGATCGTGCATATAGCGCACAGCAAAAAAAAGAGGGCGAAAATCAATAGCTAAGAGCTAGGCTAGCGGTAATAGAACGTGAAAACGAACTTAACGCACAGGCTAAAAATAATGTAGATGAAGATGAATTGTCAGAAGATGATTTACGAGTGATCGAAGATTTCCCCGAAGTAATGAGAACTTCGGAAAGAATTGCAGAGCGTCTCGTAAGAAAACAAATGGCAGCATTTAAGTCTCAACAACAAGAAAACTTTGATGACAAGATAAGTAGATTTGTCGAAGATAAATATGACACACCAATCAATGACTTGAATCAAAAGTTTGAGTCTATGACACGGCAGTCATTTTTTGACGGGCAACTTGGGCATGGTGTTTGGCCTCAAATCGAAGATGATCGTTCTTTTATAGAATGGGTGAATAAGGATTCGATGTACAGGACAGCTATGACTCAAGGAGACAATGAAGCAAAGATACAGGTTATACGAATGTATCTTGAGCTTAATGGAAGTGGAGGGCAAATGTATGGGGGTCAAGATCCCCAGGATGTTCGCAGACAACAAGCTTCACAACTAATGGGCGGTTCACAGTCTCAGTCTGGTATGACAAATTCGACTCAAGGCTTAACAGGCGAAGCATTATTTGATGCAATAGGCGATTAAGTCTTAATTATCTTGTTCTCTTTACTTTAATTTAAAATTATAATAGAGCAAGACTATGGCAAATAACTGGGTTTCTGGTGGGAATACTCCTGCTGGCGCACATAATCGTGGTGGTACTGGGCAGGTAACTGTTGCAGGAACTATGAAATACGGGTCTCTGGATGAAACAGAGGCTATTAAAATACAAAAGAAGTTTCTAGCAATTGCAAAGAGAAACATGGTTTTCTCTCGTTTTGCACAGAAAGAAACAAAAGAACGTAACGGTGGACTTGATGTTCGTTGGAAGCGTTTTGAAAAGTTTGGACTACCCTTAGTCCCTTTGGCTGAAGGTGTAAAGCCTCCTGCCGATAGTTTGCTACAAACAATCATTAAGGTAAAATTGAACCAATACGGTTCATACGTTGCCACAACTGATGTTCTCGTAGCAGCAGCACAAGATCCAATCATTCAGCAAATTACTGAACGTCAATCAATTCAGGCTGCAGAACTGATGGATTTCCTTACATACCTACACGCACGTTCTGGTACTCAAGCAGCTTATGCTGGTGGGACTACACGAGCGACTGTTACTAAAACACTCGGTAACACAATTGGTGTTAACGCTTCATCTCAAACATCAAATACGAATCTTCTCGATACTGCAGTGCGTACACTGGAATATCAGGAGGCACGTAAGATTGCTAAACAGATGACTCCATCCCCTAAATATGCAACTGAGCCAGTGCCAGAAGCATATGTAGCAGTTTGTCATACTGATCTTCGTAAAGATATTGAAGGGCTTCCCGGATTTATTCCTTACCAGAAGTACAGTAATAACGGACAACAAATGCTACCTGGAGAAGTAGGAGCAGTAGGCGTTATTCGTTTTATTCTTACAACTCAAGCAGCACCATTCGGAAAAGATCCGGCTGGAACTGCATACAAAAACTTGAATGTTTCACTCACTCAGGGAGCTGCATATGTTGCTGGTCATACCGGACAATCTTTTGGTTCGACTGCTGGTACTGTAGCTGATACTGGTGACTATGCTGAAGCAGGTGCAACTACTTCTGTTGGTGCAGTTCATGGAGGTAATACCACAATGGTACTAACTCCTGCTGGTGCAAAGTTCCAGGTTTATCCTGTGCTTATATTTTCTGCCGAGTCCTTAGGGTGTGTAACACTCTCAGGTTATGACGCAGTTGTGCCTAAGGTTGTGATGCCACAACCAGCAGTAACTGATCCATTGGGTCAGTCTGGTTCAGTAGGTTGGAAAAGCTGGTATGCTTGTAAAATCCTGAACGAAGACTGGATCTATAGGATCGAGTGTGGATGTTCTCTCTTAAGCTAAGAGTTTGAATGCCTAAAGAGTTTCAGGGGTGGGTTCCACCTGCCCCTGTTTCTGAGCAGTTATTTGAGAGTTCTGTTATGGAGATTACATTTGATAGTCTCACTAACGAAGAACTACCAATAACTAATGCTCGATTTGATCATCGTCTTTACCCAAAGGCACTACCAGAAAGGATATCTGTTGTAATGACAGAACCTTTTACTGGCGTTAATATAAAGATCTGCGTTGGTAGAGTTAATGATGCTAAAGAAGATGAGTTATATTTAAACTGGACAGAGCTAC